TCAAGAAGTCGGGCTTCAAGCCAATCTCTGACTTTATTAGCGGTCTCGGTCGTCAGGACAAGGTGATGGCGCATTGTGAGATCACCCTTCGCACCCACAAGAACAAGAAGGGTAGCGTGACGTATTGGACTCCAGTACCCACACTATCGGGCACTGTGGGCCTGACTGAGGATGACAAGCAGCTTGTCGTCAAGTTTGATCAGACAATTCGCGCACATAATGATTCTGTGTTGCGTGAGTTCAAAGAGGCGCAGAAGCTCCTGCTGTCGGAGGATGACTCCGACTTGGCATCGGACTTCGCGAATGCTTCTTAACATCCAAGACTATATGAGTCGGGCAATCCGGGGGGACACAAAAGTCTCCCCGGAGAACCTCGAATTATTTGTTAAAGAATCTCGTGAGGCTATCGAAAAGCAGTTCGGTGGCCGTAAACGTGACTATCGGATTCGCATGTCTGGTTTGGGCAAGCCCCTGTGTCAGCAGGTCTTGGACAAGCACGGCGTCGAGGAGTCGATGCAGTACAACAGCATCGCACGTTTTACGTTCGGTGACTTGACTGAGGCGTTGCTCATGCTCGTCATGCGCGAGGCCGGTATTGACATCGTGGACTTCCAGAAAGAGGTTGCCCTAGAGATTGAGGGCGTCGTCGTTAAGGGTACACTCGACGTTATCATACGTGGCGACGACGGCAAGGAGCGCGTCTGGGATATTAAGTCCGCAAGCGACTGGGCGTATAAGCACAAGTTTACCGGCTCTGGTGGTTACGAACACATCAAGGATGATGATCCGTTTGGGTACGTTATGCAGGGGCACTTGTACGGTGCTGCTACAGGCTTGGACTTCGGTGGCTGGATCGTCATCAACAAGTCGAGCGGTGAGGTTGCCATTGTCGAGGCGTACGACTGGACAGGCGATGATCGTATTGCGTATATGGTCGAGGCTGCACAGCGCGTTAATTTCCTTGCCGATCCTAACGTGAAGCCGTTCAAACCGTATCCGGATGAGTACGAAACGTACAAGCGGAAGGGCGAGGTACTTCGTACCGGCAACAAAGTTTTGCCGAAAGAGTGTGGCCTCTGCGGCTTTCGTGGGCACTGTTGGCCTGACGCCATCTTGCACGAGCGGGTAACGTCACAGGCTAAGTCTCCTCCGAAGGTGTGGTACACGCGGCTCAAGACAAAGGAGCTATGATGTGCCCTACGTTTTCATTCGAGATTACGACTTAGAACTCGTAGAACTCAACAAAGATATGCATCATGTTTACGTCGAGTCACACGGAGGTGTGGGCGGCGAACGCAAGACTGTGTTCCTTCGACAACACGAACGTGGCTTGCCTCTTACATTACGTAACAATTTCAGTGACTTAGGTGCGCTATCCTCCGAGACGGAGAAGCGTGATATCACAACTGTCGAGGCAGAGATCGGGAAGATCAGTCGCCTTGCAAACTCCGGAGCTAATGTATGCGTCCCACTGACTCGCTTGACAAACGAATTCTCGCCTTTGGAACGTCTGTCCCCAAGACTGGCAGGGTATCTGCTAAAAAGGCTAGCGTCCGTCGGAATGCGTCTATGAAGCAAAGCTCGGCCATGAAGGCCGGATTCCGTTCGACATTCGAGTTGAACTTGGCGCGTGCCCTTTCGGAAAGGGGCGTACCTTACGAGTACGAAACAACAAAGCTGACATACATACCCAAGCCGCGTACGTACACGCCAGACTTCTACATCCCAGAGACGAATATCTACGTTGAAGCGAAGGGGCACCTCGACAAGAGTGACCGGATGAAGATGCTGCTCATCAAGGAGCAGTACCCCGACCTCGACATACGCTTCGTTTTCCTACGGGCGAACAACAAGATTTACAAAGGCTCGAAGACCACCTACGCTAGCTGGGCTACCAAGCACAAGTTCGAGTGGGCAGAGGGTTCGATCCCAGAGGAGTGGTGCAAGAATGGACGATAAAGAAATGGAAGGAATGCTAGAGAAGGCAAGTTTGCTACCCGAGCGGTGGTATCTCGTCTTCCGGCAAGGCACTGACGATGATCACGTTATGATGACGGCGTACGATACCTCTACAGAGGACGAGGATGACGAATACATCCCGGCGGGTGCGGTCATCCTTTCCGGACTTGTCGAACTCATGGAGACAGACTTCGAACGTGTGATGTCTGCGGGTCTCGCTCGTTTACAGTTTGAAGCTACACAAGAGGCTATGGTTGCAGAGACAGGCAACGGCCCCGACGTGAAGCACGATCCGGAAACGAATATCGTCAAGGTTAGTTTTGGGAAGAGACAATGATCAGAGAGAACTGGAACCTCAACAACTATCAGATGCAAGCGCGTAAGTTTGCTGTGTATCCGGAACGCGCTAGTATGACGTATCCTGCGCTAGGTCTTGCCGGTGAAGCTGGCGAGGTCGCTGACAAAGTAAAGCGTATTCATCGTGGAGACTATGCAGACGGACGTGACGACTCTCGCTTTAAGGCTGAGATTGCAAAAGAGATCGGAGATGTTCTGTGGTACTGTGCTAACCTCGCGGAAGACTTGGGATACACACTCCAGCAGATCGCTGAAATGAACATCTACAAGTTGAAATGCCGCAGGACAAAAGGTACGATCATAGGCGACGGCGACGACAGATGAGACACGAGGCGTACATGAAGATGAAGGCATTAGAAGAAGACGAAGAAAAGTTGTTAGACACATTCTATGCGGAACGGTCTGACATGGTGAATTCACCACCGCACTACAATCAAGCAGGGGTTGAGTGCATAGATGCTATCCGAGCCGCAACAGATGACGGCTACGAGTATTACCTGCAAGGAAACATAATCAAGTACCTCTGGCGTTATCGTTACAAGAACGGCGTCGAAGACCTGAAGAAGGCACAGTGGTACTTACAAAAGCTAATAGAGGAAACCGAAAATGAATAATATGCTCCCCACTCCATACCAACAATTTATACACAAGTCTCGCTACGCGCGTTGGCTAGATGACGAGCAGCGCCGCGAGAACTGGGATGAGACTGTGTCTCGCTACACGAACTTCATGCGTAATCAGGTTCGCGGCAAACACAGGTACGAAATCTCTGACACAGACTTGTTCGACATCGAACAGGCTATTATCGGTCAGGAGATTATGCCGTCGATGCGGGCCATGATGACAGCCGGACCGGCTCTCGCTCGTGACAATATCTGCGGCTACAACTGTAGCTACATACCGGTAGACAGTCCCCGTTCGTTCGACGAGTGCATGTACATCTTGATGTGTGGTACGGGTGTGGGCTTTTCTGTTGAGCGTGAGAACGTGGACAAGCTGCCTGTCGTCAGTGACGCGATGCACGACACGGATACTGTGATCAAGGTTGGTGACTCCAAGCCGGGATGGGCCAAGTCGTTGCGTGAGTTGATTGCGCTTCTTTACGCAGGACAGATTCCGACATGGGACTTGTCAGAAGTACGCGCATCTGGTGAACGCCTGAAGACTATGGGTGGTCGTGCCTCTGGGCCGGGTCCACTCAATGACTTGTTTAAATTTACCGTTGAACTGTTTCGTAAAGCACAGGGTCGTCGCCTCTTCCCGATTGAATGTCACGACTTGATGTGCAAGATCGGTGAGATCGTTGTGGTTGGTGGTGTACGCCGCTCTGCCCTGATCTCCTTGTCAAACCTCAACGACGATCAGATGGCACACGCCAAATCTGGTGCGTGGTGGGAGAACGAGGGTCAGCGTGCGCTAGCTAACAATTCTGTTGCCTACAAGGGCAAGCCGGAGATGGGCACGTTTATGCGTGAGTGGCTGGCCCTTTACGACTCTAAGTCAGGAGAGCGAGGCATCTTCAATCGTGAGGCTGCTGACGTACAAGTTGCTCGTAACGGACGACGCGAGACGGGGCACATGTGGGGTACGAACCCCTGCTCCGAGATCATCCTCCGCCCGTATCAGTTCTGTAACCTGTCAGAAGTTGTGGTGCGTGAACATGATACACTCGATTCGTTGAAGCGAAAAGTACGACTCGCTACGATCTTGGGTACGTTACAGTCCACACTCACAGACTTCAAATACTTGAGGAAAGTATGGAAGACAAACACAGAAGAAGAACGCTTGTTGGGCGTATCCTTGACTGGTATCATGGATCATCCGGTCCTGTCAAAGACCGTCGATTCCCCTCGCTGGCTCGAAGAAATGAAGCAAGTCGCCGTAGACACGAATCTAAAGTACGCGAACGCGATTGGAATCCCTCAGTCCACTGCTATCACTTGTGTAAAACCGTCCGGTACTGTGTCGCAACTGGTGGACGCTGCAAGCGGTATTCACGCTAGGCACAACGACTATTACATTCGTACCGTCCGGGGTGACAACAAAGACCCTCTGACGCAGTTCCTCAAGGAGCAAGGGGTGTACAGCGAGGCTGACGTGATGAAGCCGGACTCGACTACCGTCTTTTCGTTTGCGATGAAAGCACCCGATGGTGCCGTGACACGTGACGCGATGACGGCTATCGAACAGCTAGAATTGTGGAAAACGTACGCCCTACACTGGTGCGAACACAAGCCGTCTGTCACCATCACGGTCAAGGAACACGAGTGGATGGACGTGGGTGCGTGGGTGTACGAAAACTTTGACGTGGCATCGGGCGTATCGTTCCTGCCGCACAGCGATCATACCTATCAGCAGGCACCCTATCAGGACATCGAAGCCGATGACTATGCGGAGTGGCAGCAAGAGCGTGGCAGCTTGGAGATTGACTGGGCTGCTCTATCTGCGTACGAGAAGGAAGACAACACATCCGGATCACGTGAGCTAGCGTGTACG